AACTTATAGTCAGGATAAGTAAATCTAATGGGGCAAAAGGATTGTTTTTCCTAGGATTGGCACGCTTTGTGAGGCAAAGTAGGGCACCCCCTTTTAGGGGCGGCTTCGTTTACGATACCCCCCTCAAAAATTTTCCGTCTTTTTGACCATGTTAAGTAAAATTAAAATTGGTCAAGTTATTTCTCTCAATCAAGCTGAAAGGAAGTTGGCCCACTTTGTGGCTAAGAATCGCAACGGCAATAATCGTCATTTCAACACTACGAACTTAAAGATAAGCACGGATGACCCTGCGACGGTGGATCTGGAGGGCGTATGCGGCGAGATAGCCTTCTGTAAGCTATTTAATGTCTACCCCGACATCGACACGGATCGCGAGCCTCCGCATCCGCTCTACGACGCGATTATCCCGCCCATCCCACCGGGCATTCGCATCGATGTAAAGACGACCAAGTACGAGCATGGCAAGCTACTGGTCGATGCGCGCAAAGGCTCGAAGACCGATGGCGTGGATTTCTACGCGCTGATGACGGGTCAATTCCCCGGTCCGTATACGTTCCGGGGATTCATCGCGAAGGAGCATATCATCCAGCCGCATAGAATCGGAACGCTCATCAAAGGATTCAAAACGTACATGGCAGATCAGAGCGAGCTAACGGACGAGGTAACTATATTCTAATTGACTCGTGTGGCGCTATTATGCGTCATTCCGGGCATCGACCCTAAGCAAGGCGGAGGCTTGGTCAGCCATCGCAAAACTGTCTAAGCGGCAATGACGCTCCGCATCGGTCAGCGCGTAGGCTAGTCCGCCGTCGTTTGATGGATGGATAGAATGGCCTACCAAATGCAGATAACGTCGGTTTAATTTTTTCTCAATATGGCTTGTCCTAATGTCTTCAACGCCTTCGCTGTAGCGACTGAGTCGCTCGCGCAGGACGTCTATAAACGCGCCTCGTATCGCTCGATGTGGCTCAATATGATTGAGCGCGGAGAGTATCCTCAAGGTACTGGCTTGACCCAGACCTCGTACAACACGACCAGCATCGAGCCGACTTCGGCTGAGGAGTGGTCGGCCATTACCCTTGCGAGCGGTAACCCCGGCGACAACGGCGGCGCTTGCGATGTCACCTATAGCGAGGTTCCGGTTGGTTTTAATTCCGTCACTTGGAGTCCTGAGCGTTTCGCGCTGAAAGGCCCGTTGCTGTGTAAGGATGACCTGACCTATGACCACCGCGTCGAGGCGTTCTTGCGCGTGTACTTGGAGAAGCTCTCGATCCGCGCTCAGCGTTCTTGGGAGACTCGCTATCAGAATACGTTCGCAAAGTTCGCGATCAAGGCTGTGGCCGACTCGTCCTTTACTCAGGTCGAGACGATTCCCTCTGGCGTGAATGAGTTCCCGTGGATTCAGACCGGATCGGCTGGTCAGGCGCTCAATCAGTCTACCTCTGAGTTGACTCAGGAGATGCTGGATGTCGCGGCTGCTACGCTGATCCGTAACGGTGCTACGAATCCTGATAGCTCCGGTTTCATCTCATACAGCAGCGATGGTCCGGTATTTCCGCTATATATCGGCTTGGAGGCTTCGCAGCGTATCGCTCAGAACAACCCGGCGTTCCGCGATGACTTGCGCTTCGCTGATCAGGGCAGTGGCGCTGGAGCGGAGTTGCTCAAGCGGATCGGTGCGAACCGGGTGATTAAGAACTATCGCCATGTGCCGAATCTGTTCCCGCCCCGCTTCACTTATGCCGGTGGCAAGTACACGCTGGTTCAGCCCTTCACCAGTTCGAGCGGCACCAAGGGTACTGTGTTCAGCGTCAATTCGAGCTGGACGACCGCTCCGTACGAGGCTGCGTTCATCGTGACTCCGTATGTGTTCAAGAGCCACATCGTGCGGCCCGTGAATCGGGTTGGCGATCTGAGCTGGATGCCGACCAACTACATGGGCGAGTGGCAGTGGGTGACTGGTGCCTATAAGTTCAATACGGACTGCGAAGATCCGTTGGAGAAGAAGGGTCAGCATTATGCTGAGTTCGTTCATGCTTCGGAGCCTATATTCACCAACCAAGGTATGACCATCATATTCCGTCGCTGCACCGGCGCGCTCACACAGGTCATTTGTAGCTGATTTCCTCAGCAAAACGCAAGAATCCGCAGGTCCGAAAGGGCTTGCGGGTTTTTTGTTGCCATCGTTCAGTTTTGTCCTATTTTTACTCCGCATGGACAACGAACCAAAACGTGGCGACGTACGCGAGGATGGGCGTGTTTGCTGGGGTTACACTTGGAAGGACAAGGATGGAAACAAGCGGTATCAGTGGCTAACTCCTGAACGATTTGCGGAGAAGATGGCCAACGATAAGGAGCGTCTGGTCAAGTACGCCGCTGAAAACACGGCAGTTATTCGGCTCAAGCAGGCCGAGAAGTACGAGAAGGGCAAAGAATACTACAAAGCCAAATCGAATGAAAATCATGCCAAAAACCGAGAGCGTAACAACAAGCGGAACTCTGAGTATCAGCGCAAAAACGCTGAAATTCTAAAACAGAAGCACAATGAGTACCGCGCCAATAATCGAGAACGCGCTCGACGCTGGCAAAAGCGATATAGCACGGCAAACCATTCCAAGATAATCGACAAGCTCCGTGAGCGCCGCCGGAACGACCCAATGATGCGGCTCAAGGACGCCATTCGAGGTTCGATTCGTGCGTATATTGGCAGTAAGAAGACGCGACGGTCGGCCACGTTCGAGATTGTCGGCTGCACTCCCGACTTTCTGCGTGGTCATTTGGAGAGGCAGTTCAGGGATGGAATGACGTGGGAAAACTACGGTCCGTACTGGCATGTCGATCATCGCATTCCATTGGCCAGCGGAAATTCGCCAGAGGAGGTTATGGGATTAAGCCACTGGACAAACCTGCAACCGCTGACCGCATTCGAGAACATTTCCAAAGGATCAAAATTGGTGTTGCCCGATGAAAGTCCTGAGCTAGGGTTGCATCGGTTGAATCAATAGGTTGAATGTCTTGTAAAGCGCCTTATTGTGAGGCACCCCGTCACTGGCCCGAAAAGTTAGTGGCGGGTTTTTTATTGCCCGTTATCGCTTAGACATTGACATCCCAATGGGTCGCGTAATGCTCCCCATATGCCGTCATTTACGATTCCAAAAGGCGTAGAAATCCCCGAGAACCTTGCGGAGGGCGAAGCGTTCCAGACTATGGCAACGATCCTTCTTGGCAAGAATGGCAAGGCGGAGGTCATCGAGATTGATGGCATGGCCATTCCCGGATACGAGAAGAAATCCAAGGGCAAGAAGCTGGCCGAGCGCGGTGAGGAGGAGGAGATGGAGATGGAGGAGGGTGCGACTCCCGGCGGCGGTGGATTTATCGCCGAGGTGATGCAGCGCGGCGCTGGTCCGATGGCACGATAACCGATTTTCCATAGAACGATATGCCAAACATCACATGCGACGAGGCGGCAACGCTCATCAACGAGGCGGCGTCGCTGGGATGTCGCTCACCGTGGGAGGTTGAGTTGGCCAAGCTGGCGCTGGAGAACCGCATTGCGACGTATCTTCAGGGCGGCGGCGCGACACGCGGTGCGTATCGGTCGGTGGCGACGAGCGGCAGTGTGGTGAGCGGTGATTACTTTCTGGCCTGCGATGCCACGGCAGGAGCGATTGTCCTGACTCTTCCCCCGGCGGCGTTGGCTGCTGGTCGTATCTACGTTTTCAAGCGCATCAATGCTGGCGCGAATACGGTGACGGTCGATGCGTACGCGTCCGAGACGATTGACGGAGCGGCCACACATGTGCTGTCCCCGCAATGGAATTCGATTACCATCATTTCGAACGGTACGGCTTGGTTCATCACTTCGCATCCGTTCTAAAATATCATGGCAAACATTTCTTGCGCCGATGCGGCCACACTAATTGCGGAGGCTCAGGGAGCTTCGTGCATGAGTCCGCGTGAACGCATTCTGCTGGAGATTGGCCTACTCTGGGAGGCGGCGACTCTTGGCGGAATGGCGGATATCACGGCAGATAACACGGTGATAAGCGCGGATGTGACGAGCATCACGGCGGACATGACCGAATTTCTGTAGGTCAACGAAACATTCATTTAGTCATATATGTCAAAGCAAACCATCAATATCGGCGCATCGCCGAACGACGGAACGGGGACGCCGCTGCGGACCTCGTTTGATTACTGCAACCAGAACTTCACTGAGATATACACCGCTCTTGGCGGTGGTGTCGCCCTTCCCGGCGCGACGACTCAGGTCATCTTCAATGATGGCGGAACGAATCTGGCAGGCGATGCAGGTCTGGTTTACAACAAGACGACCGATGCGCTGACCGTTGCCGGACTCGTCACCGCTGGCTCCGCCACCATCACCGGCGATCTGACGGTCGATACGAGTACGCTGAAGGTGGATTCGACGAACAATCGGGTGGGTATTGTACAAGCAACTCCGCTATATCCTATGCATCTGGTTGGTGAGTTTGGGCTTCAAGAGGAATCGGCTGGAAATGGCTCCAAACTCCGATTTATTGGACAAGCCAGTCAGTACAACTTTCGGCTTGGAAAGCAACTTACTGCAACCAACGCATTTGAAATTACGCCCTCGACGGCTCCGGGTGGCACAACGTTCAGCAATCCTGTCTACACCGTAACGTACGACGGTACACACACGTTCCTCGACGGCGCAGGCGGCACTCGAATGACCCTCAACTCTACGGGGCTGGGCGTGGGTGCGAGTGCGGTTGAGAAATTGACTGTGGCTGGAAGAGGATTGTTTGTGTCAGCCAATCCAGATAATGCTGCCCTAAAGCTAGAAGCGAGTACCGGAACCAATTCTGTTGCTATCAATTTCGTAAACACTGGTGGCAGCTACTTCGTTGGAGTTGATAACTCCGCCGGTGGTCGATTGTACGGCGCACCTTACTCGCTGTGCATTGGTAGCACCGGAGCTTATCCGGTTGTCATCGCAACTAACAACACCGCCAGACTCACAATCGACTCCTCTGGAAACTTGCTTGTCGGTTTAGCTACTGCTGGAACCACCGCTGCCAAAACTATCCAGATTGCCAACGGAACCGCTCCTACGGCTAACGTAACTGGCGGTCAACTCTACGTCGAGTCCGGTGCGCTGAAGTTCCGTGGAAGCTCTGGCACCATCACCACAATCGCAGCCGCCTAATTTAAACGACCATGATTACCCTCTCTTGGATCATCGAACGCCTTCTCGTTAAGCCCATCGAAGGCAGCAATCCCGATGTCGTCATCACCGCCGACTGGCGTTGCAAC